GTTCGGTTCGCTGAGCCCCATCGCCTTGCGGCGATTAATCTCGTATTCCTGCTGTTCCATCACTTCTTCGTAATCCAGCCCCTGCAGTGCCAGTTCGTTTTGATACGTACTGATGCCTGTTGTCAGGCGCATGGCGCTTTCCTGTACTTCTTTTAATCCGTCGATAGCCATGCGCCCAGCTCCGATCCACATCGCACGCGTCCAGGAGTTCCGCGCTTCATAGAACGAGCGACGCGCTTTAGAAGGCAGCGTAATGATCCCTCTCGCCAGGACTTCTTCAAACCAGCACGCAAACATCAGCGACGCCTGGCGCGCAGCAATGAATTTGCGACGCCCCATGTAGTATCTCCAGCTGACGTTCGCGCTTGCTCGCGCGCTTGAATAGCTGACCTGGCTGTAATCGCGGCTCAGCTCTTCGTATGAAACGCCAGTTCCGGCGGCGACATAACGCAGCAGGGATTGTTCCAGCGAACTGAACCCCGCATCGGCATTCTGAGCGGTCTGCAGGTTGAGCTTATCGCCGGGGTGCAGGTGCGGGACTTTAACGCCGCCGAGCTTAATATTCGCGCCGTTGTAATACTGGACAAAGCTCTGAATAAACGCTGTTAGCGGGTTGGTTTCCGCTGTTGCCCCCGCACCGGCGATGTATTCAAAAGCCTGCTCACTATCAAGCTCTGATTCAATGGTCGCGGCATACATAGCTTTCACAATTGCGCTCTGCAGCTGCGTCTGCTGCAGCGTATCGAGCATTTTCAGGCGCTCCATGACGCTATAAAAGATATTATCGCCCCGTGTCTGCCCATCCTCCATGGGTTCAAAAATATGGATGAATGCTGGCCGACCATTGCTGAGCCTGGCCGGGATACGCCGACATTTACCAACGCCGCCGTAAGGGTATGTATCCTCTGCAACCCAGTAGGCTACTGCAGCCCCATGCTTATCTATATCGACACCGGCGCGGCGCGTCTGAGTATCGCTGGCATAACCGGGATTGCGAATGCGCTTCGGCGACACCATCTTGAAACGGGTGCGGAATATCGAACCAGGACTGCTTTCCCAAACCGGCTGAGTACACGTTTCACCATTGAAGGCATGCGTGGCCACGCCCTCTCTGATCATCATCGTAAACGTGCGCTTGCGCTCGATATCGATTATGCAGTTAGGGTCTTCTGCGTACTCTGCCCATGCCGATTCAACATCGCGCGCCAGGGCGCGAGCGTCTTCTCGCGACACGCCGAGATAGTGCCAGTTCGGACGATAGCTGAGTTTAAAAAGGTTGCCGACGATATGATCCTGATGCAGCTGGACGGCGTTCGCCGCCACGCCATTGTTACGAACGAGATCATCAGCTCGGGCATTACCCTTATAAAACGTCGGCAGCAGTGCTGCATCTGCGCTCTGCTGCGGCGCGTGCCAGTCGAGCAACTGACCGCCAAAACCGGGACCGCCGCCGTTATAACCCGCGTAACGGCGTAGTGGCGTTTGACCGTCAGGCCCGAGTAACTGCCTTGCAGTCATAAACGAACCCCCGCGGGGCGGCGGCGTCCCGTATTCAAGCCAAGCTGACATTTCAGCTCAGCAATATAAGACCGGAGCTGGGCGATACTCGCTTGTGAATATGCGTAGCTCCGGCTGTTACCTGCTGAATCGCTGTGAGAGATACTCACGGCGCATTTACCCGTCAGCATCTTGTGCAGCGCTATTTCCGCTTCGAGCAAACGAGCTGTTAAGACTTCACGTTCAGTGGCCATATTAGCTTCCGAGCGCTCGAGCCATTTCTTCGAGCGTCATAGTAGGAGTTGATCTGGATTTCTTTTGAAGTTCGGCGAGCGTCTCCAGGTTGAGCTGGAAGCGGATTTTGCTGATTCGAAGCGCCGCGAGCGCATAGACAAAGCAGTCCAGCGGTTCATTTCGACGACCCTGGTTCGTCCATCGATACACGACACGACCGTTAATAAGTTTCGGGATCAAAACTTCGCTGACCAGCTGCTTGGCCTCTGCTTCTCCGAAAATTTCGTCGTTAGCGGGGAAGTGAATCGCGCCGGGTATCGGTTTTTTAGGATCGGGCTGCAAAGGGAATCGCATATAAAGCAGGTCTTTCGCAGTATCTGTACCGATCAGCGACAGAAAAACTTTGTTTGCGTTCTTTGAGCGCGGCATATCGACGACCGGACGACCGTATGTGCTTGCGCCTTTTATCGGGATAACCCACAGCGGACCGAGCTTTGTAGAGCGGTTATAAACGACCTGCGGATCAACACCGCCCGTATCCCATGCCCACCTGCTTACACCGATTTTTGTTCCGTCACTGCGCTGGTACTGCTTGCGAATAACACCGTCAACGCGCTGAAGTGTATCCTCTTCATCGTAACGACCCATAACGATCGTTTTATCGATGAGCCAGGCCTCTTCTTCTGCTCCCCACCCCCAGACATAACACTCGTATCGGCCCGATTTTTGCGAGTCGATGCCGCCTGTAAGGTAAACAACCCCATCCGGGACTTCATGTGCATAGACTTCGCGGCGCTGCAGCAGAATGTCATGTTCGAGTTGCTCGCTGGCGACTTCATTCCAGAGTTCGCCGAGTACCGTGTTGTAAAATGCTTTCTCTTTTAGCGGGTCACCCTTTGCCTTAAGCCACGCATCAACGATTTCGCCCCAGCCGTCGAGGTTGAGCGAATAAAGTGCGTTAACAACAATTGCAGCGTGCTGCGGGGCGCGTACTGGTTGATTATCGTGATCATAAAAGTGGATACCGTCACGCGTCCAGGTGCAGTCCTCTGCTATCCAGCGCCCCGCAAGCTCCATCTTTTCAAGGTCGCTGTAGTGGAAATGCTCGGGGCAGTGAGAACACTGGTAGTAAGCTGAACGACCTTTTGCTTCACGCGTTGGCAGGCTGTCATCCCACTTTAACCCTGACTCGATGTCTTCAAAACCAAACTTTAAAACCTGCTCGCCGCCACAATGTGGACACGGCAGGTAAAACCGGAAGACCAGATCCGCGCCATCTTCAAGCATTTCAATCTGGCTTTTGCCGGTGATGGTCGGAGTCGAGCCGAAAATTGCTTTCGGGTATGACGCACCTTTGATTCGAACCAGGGCCAGTTCAATTGGCGACCCTTCGCCTTTGCCTTTTTTCGATACTTCAAGCGGCCAGCCGTCGACTTCATCACCGGCGACGACCTGCTTAGTCAGGCGACGAAAATTGCCGGGTGAACTGGCACCGCGAAAATCAAGAATCGCACCAGACATTTCCTTTCGGCTGATATTGTTACGCTCGTTACTGCTATCCCAATCGGGGAAAATTTTTTGTATGACCGGCATTTCGCAGATCGCCGGATCAATTTCGTCAGCAACAAACCCGTCTGATTCATCATCGATCGGCTGGTATGTCACAGAGCTGCGCTTCTTATGCTCTGCAAAATATAGAAGTGCAGCGACCAGGACTTTGGTGTAGCCGAGGCGCGCCGACTTTCTAACTGACACGATTTTGATCCCATCGTTCGTCATCATATTCAGCATTGCCAGCTGAACAGGCTGCGTCTTCCAGTGTCCGGCAATGTGGCTGGAGCCTTCGGGCAAATAAAAATATTTGTCTGCCCACTCAACTCCCGTCATCGGTATCGTCACGCGCAAGGGATTCAACCCGTTCAATATCGCGTTCGATATCGCTGACATCGTAATCGCTGAAGTCGATTCGTATGTCTGCAAGCTCATTGAGTGCTATCGCCAGCTCCTGTTTTAATAAATCAGTGGCTTCCTGAGGAATATCAAGCCAAACCTTTTTTAAACGTGGTGGCCACGACTCGACGCGCGTTCGTAGTTCGACGGCGACACGTGATACCGCGACGCTGATCAGTTCAATGGGTGCGTAGCGTTTCGCCAGGATTCGGCGCTTCACTCGCGCCATCAAGATTCGCTCCTGCCGCTCCTCGTTTTTAAGCCATTGCTCACGATTTTTTTCCGGAGAATTATCGTCTGCTTCCGGTTCTTCGCCGGTTGATGAATCGCGCTTTCCGCTTCGGAGATAGTTAATATAAAAATGCCGCCACGCATCCAGATCCCAATCCCCACGCCCTTGTCTGACAGGAGCTCCGGGCAATTTTGATAGGTCGCGCAGCCGACGATCTGTCAGCAGTAGATGAGCAGCGACTTCAGCTTGCGTGGCCATGAAAAACTCCCAACCGGAACCGGAAATGCCAAAAATGAAAAATTGTTCAAAATGAGAGACTTTTTGCGCGTCTCCCGACCCTCGGTGTTTTGGGGTTTGGAAAGGACCCGTTGGCATGGCTGATGCATGCTTGAGTAAGTATCATCCCGACTGGAACGATTTTGTGCTTTGCCCTATTTCTCTGCCCCGCAATGCCTTGATTAATTATTCAACATATCCATTATTATTTTTGGCACTCCCGCCATTACGTTTTGAGGAGCAAGCTAATGAGTAAGAAAAATTTAGCCGACAAAGCTCTGGAAGCTGTCGTAGGGGCAGTAAGTTCTGCAGGTGATATCGGAAGCCAAGCCCTGGATAAAGTATCTTCACCGGCAAGTCGCGCTGGGATTACCATTGAACGAGTTGGCAAAATGGTTAAAGGGAAAGTTGCTCCTGAAGCAATTGCCGCTCAACTCAGTGCTGGCAGCTCGACAAACCATAACTACACAGTCGAGCAAGTAAAAGGTTTCAACGCACTATATGAAGACTGTCAAACGAAGGTTCCTGTAACAAGAGCAGCTGCGGAAGCATTGATTGCAGACAGCAAAAAACATCCAGCCCCAAAAGGAGACCCGCAGACCACCTAAGTTTTTTCGAGAGAGGCTCCTAAAGAGCCTCTCTTATCGCTTATTCGATGATGATTTCCTGCCAACATACCGACAAGTTAGCGTGGTGTTTAAGATTTAGATTCGTTTGCTTACGCTCTTTTTGTCCTAAACAACGTGTTTGTAATAAATTTATTCCGAGAACCATTTAAAACTTCAGTTCTTGCCTACATTTTGATATCTCAACACACAGCTTAGGTAAACGATTATGGCGAACAAAAACGAAGTCAAAAAACAAGGGCTTCTGGGTTCATTGAAACAAAAAGATACACCTTCCATTTCAGACCTGTTCAGCAACAAGTCATCTAATGTTATTAAGGGCCTAAATGAATCTCAAAACACTTCTCAGAAGTACCAAGTTGAAGCTTTAAAAGTCACCTCTCAATCTCTTCGTTTAATCGCTGTCAGCAATCCAGAAAGTTCCATAGAAGCGTTCAAATCTCTTGAACGGGTGCATGAACAAACTCTTAAATCGTTACGTCAAGAAAGTGGATCGTCAAAAAAAGCATTATTTTTTACAGGATTAGCGCTTGCCTTCGGAGGCGCTGCTGGCGCATACGGTTATAATGCTTACAATCAAAGAAAAAAACACCCGGCTTTACCGTATAACGCTGTTGACCCAACATTATCCTTGCCTCTAAAAACATCAAAAGACAGCTAAACAAAAAATGTTCAAACGTAGAGGCGATGTACTCGAATCGCCATAAAGATTTCCAAGCCTGCCGATATGACGAGGCTCGCTTTCGCAATTGTCCTCTCCTAAACCACATGGAGCCTCATTATGAGCGTTATAGTGTTCAGAAGTGATTGTCAACCAGATAGCGAGCTAGCCTATCGAGAATGGCTACGCGATAATCCGGAAGGGTTCGTCGTCAATTTGCTAAAAAAAACCTGCGGCCAAGCAAGTAAGAGAGACGAACGTTTTACCCGGATTCACAGAGCCAAATGTAAAACTATCAATCCGCTGCTGAGCCAGCTGGACAAGGTTGGTTTCACGACAGGAGATTATCAAAAGCTGTGCACCACCAGTCTTGATGCAGCTGATGCCGAAGCCAGAAAGGTTACTGGTCTCGAATGTACGAAACACTGCCCGTGCATCTGATATTTTCTGGTTTATAAGTCGGTGTACTTTTTTGCGTTACCATAGCTAGCATTTACAGGATACTTTTGCTCATTTATGGCGATTTTCCTGCTCGCGACTTGAATCAAATCCACATTCAACTTGTCAGCGATTCTAAGTAGGTAGAGGAAAACGTCCGCTATTTCCTCTTCTGCTCTAGTTTGCTGCTTATCGGTTAAGGATCGACTTTCTTCGTCGGTCAACCATTGAAAAATCTCAACTAATTCACCCGCCTCAACTGACAAGGCCATAGACAAGTTTTTAGGAGAGTGAAATTTATCCCAATCGCGTGCTGAAGCGAACTCTACAAGCTCATGCTGAAGTTGGGTCAGTTCTCTGTTCTTCATAGATTTTTTTAAGTCCTTCAATGGTTAACCAAGGGCGACGACGATGCAGCATCCTATGACAGTTTGCACAAACAATAGCCAAATCTTCAAGCTTCGTTTCCTGGTTCTCTTCACGCAGACTTAAAGGATTCTTGTGGTGGCACTCAGCAAAGCCGTTACCTAATTCGCCATACAACTTTTTGAAGTCAACTGAGCAAATCTCGCAAGCAAGTTCCCCTGTCTTATCAATGACAGATTGTTTCTTTTTCTTGGCTAGTGAAGGATCGCGCTCCCGTGAAAGATGCAATCGAAGAATTGGACGTCCCTCACTACCCGTTATTGCTTCTTCCTGTTCGATTTCATCTTCAGTGCTAGAAGTTAGATCGCTTACATTTTTTATATTTGATGCTCGGGTCACTGAACCTTGCGTACAGGCTGAATATCGAACTGCCTCGACAAATTCAGAATTGAAAAACTCGGTACCGAAAAATACGTTAGTGCCCAGTTTGGTAACATTATCGAAATCGAAACGGTGTGGATAATCATCGTCTGGCCATACTTCATTGCTTGAGGTGTAATAGGACCTACTCACACGCGCTAAAGTGATACTTCGTACTGCCCCACGGAATTTATCAATTTCGTCTTTACTGACGCGAGAAAACCCCTTGGGTGGTGGACCTTCAGCCTTCAGCCACGAGATGGCATAAACAAATGCAACAAGGTCTCCTTCAGAGACTTTCTCGATGGTTTCTTTTTTTGTGTCCTTAACACCCCAGATTTGTTGGTTAAGGCCAATTTCAAAGTTCTTCTTAGAGTGTGGCTTGTCAGAAACGTATATGACCCAGATCATGTTTAAGACCTACGAATTGATTTCAATTCGGTCATTGTAACTCTCGGAAGACTAAGATAAAAATTATTAGTCACAACCATGTATGGGGAAGTTGGAAGTGCGGCCCGTCTTTGAGGGTCCTCCAATCGCCACCCCACTCAATTGGGACGACCAGTTCTTCTGCTGCCTGCTTAAATGCAAAAGCGATTTGTTCGTAGTATTTCCATTCCCAACTACCTGCAGATGTTGGATATGCAAACACATCGACCGCATGACCAGTGATGTGCCGGGAGTTCATGGTCTGGCTCTTCCCTTCAATGACCAGCTGCGTTTGACGTTCTTTGGTACGAAGACCTTCTGTGATTCCGAAGTCGATAGGTGATAATTGCAGCGCTCGGCGCACTACTTTGACCAAATCAGGATGAACACCCTTTAGGTTATTCTCGCTACGCTGTGAGAATTTGTTGGTCTGCATTTGCTTACCGGCGCACGTAGGCTCACACATAAACTTTTCCGATATAAAAAACCGCCAGAGCGGGTTGGTTATTAATATATTCTTCGATAGTTGACGGGCTGACTGCAAAAAGCCCCGGCGGTATGGCCAGGGCTTGCTGAGTTTCTGTATTTTATTCAGGCCTTGCTTTCGGCCTGCGCATCAACGCTGTGCGATCGATAAATTTATGAGTTACCGGGTCGTAATAGCGCGAAGGCCAAATAATCCAGGGGTCAACGCCGATCGCTTCCGCCAGGATTTTCTCGCCCTTCGGCCACGGTCGGGTAAGTGCATTCGCTAGGGTGGAGCTACCCAATCCGTAAGAACGCGACAAAGCGGCAATCGATGAACCTTGTTTTCTTACTGCGGCAATAATATCTGCTGTATGCCAATCCGTTAACTTTTCCATATTAATTGTCTCCATGCATTTATATAATTGATGTATATGGTTGCGCATAAGGTTCGGTTATTAAATTGCACTGTAACATTAACCGATAATACAGAAAGTGTAAGACGAAGAATTAACCAATATCAAATAGGTTGTATAGATCGATACGGCCATATTGATCGTTACTAACGATCAGTTAGATGGCACCTTTCTCTGGGCGATACGCTCGCGCAGGTCGATGCCGAATCGGGATTTCAGCACCCAGAACACTACTGCCTTGAGTCCTTTATAGCCCAACATCCCCACGATAAAGGCAACTTCATTGTGACTAAAATGAACTGCTCCCAGCTCTGGAATGTTGATCTCAAAGCTGGGCAGACGGGCGGCGGCGAACATCATGATGATGGTTCCGATCAGAACGTCGCCACAGCACTCCCGAAGCTTGCCGCCCCAATAAAACACGCGAACAGTAACGCCCAAAATAACGAGCAATAAAATATCAAATGAGGTCTTGTGCTGACGATATAGCTCCAGCATCAAGCCCCACCAGGTCGTTGTATGCGGCATGATAGATCCGTAAAGATAAGGAGAATACAAAGCCCGGAAGTGACCGGGTAAGAAACATGTGGTGCCTTTTGCAAATCCCAACAGTGAATTAAACGGCAATCCGATGAGGGAGTGGGTTTCTGATGGGATTTGCGGAAGACAGATACCAAAAAACCCCGCAGAAGCGAGGTCTTAAAAAGTTATGTTTGCGCTGTGTGGTAAGGCGTCTAGAAAAATTTGGTATAAAGACTTACCGGAATTTGTACCACGGTTCTTTATCCTTCAAAGGGCAATCTTTCCATCTTTTCGCTAACCATTCGTATTCTTTGAAGTAAGAAGTTCGACTTTCTTTTTCTCTTATGGCTTGTATAAGTGGTAGAGAGATCTCATAGTTGTTAACAACCGAGCTGTAGAAGACCTCTTTGGTCATGGTTTCGTCATAGGTTCTTCTCTTTACACTGACGGCCATGCGCTCATAAAATCCTAAGCAATAGATGATTTCTCTTTTTTCTATCTTCTCTTGCTCCGTCAGATCTGCCTGGCCATTACTTGGGTACATATAGGATCGAAAGGCTTTATTCGATTCATGTATCCGGCGCATTGTTGATAAACCTTTTTTATAATCTACGTCGAACCGGCTTTCACCTAAGAACACCGAGGTATGCACCTTTCTGGCGGTTCTAACGTTATAGATAATGGTAGCAATGGCAATGAATAGGCCAAGCGATACAGCCGTTGCACTGACAATCTGTGCAACGGCTAAAGCGAATTGCATATCTTCACTCAAAACAAAATCCCTTCAGACATGAAAACGGGGCCCACGTGGCCCCGAGATTGAACTAGCTAAACGTTAAACGCCTTCGTATTCGTCAAATTTTCTCATATGGGTTCCTCATGTATCGGTTACTAATCGCTATGGATTACCCGCAAGGTAATTTTACGTGAATGCAACCACTCCTGCAAATTTAACTGAATTACTTTACAACACGTTAGTGCATGGCTGGGTTGAAAAAACCTTTAGAAAAAGAAACATAATCTCGACGCTACGACAGGGGTACTGATGCAAAGCATCTCGCGAATACCCCTGTCGTATCGCCGGAAAGCAAAAACCCCGCACTGGCGGGGTCTTCGTTATGTTCAAATTATGTCGCTTCTCATCGCTGCCATCGTGGCGCAGCTCTGCCAAGCATGAACGGATTATCAATATTTCTGGCCCGCTTTCAATCTCTTTTACAATAATGAGCACAAAGTGTTCATGGTCTTTCCCAATCGCCATATGTGTAAATGGCGCGCCAGACGGTAAACTGAGCGCGCCCGAGAGTGTTCCATGATGCGTTGTTTTGTCAGTCCGCTCTCAAATGCTGGCGAGCAGACAGGTAAACTTTTGCCCTGAAAATTTCCACGCACCAGCGCACGCGCTTTCTGGCCTCATCCACTGTCAGCCAAGGTGCGATCTGCTGCAGGTCGCGTGTGAGATCGGAAATTTTTTTTCGCGTCGTGTAATAGCTTGTTCCGATCACATAAACCGGATCGCTGGATTCGAATGCCTGCAGTACGCACTGTTCTACAAAATCAACATCGTCATTCTGTATCGCCGTATCGATTACGCTCATAGCAGGTGCTGGCCACAGGATTGTATGAGCGCGGTTAAGCGCTTGCTGCCCCCTAAATCCCTCTTCCCTCGCCTGGGTTATCGCTGCGGTTAATCGCTCAAGCGCAGCATCGGACCACTGAATATTTTTGTGAAAACGCCAGCAAGCGTGGCCGGTTGGCCTGCGTGGAGCTGTGCCACCGCGAATGCTTTCTCCCCATACGGTGAGGAGTGACTTAATCCAGGCAGACTGAATACCATTTAGCGGCGTGAACCGGCCAAGGTAACTTTTACGCGGCGCGGCTGCGGCGGTTTCGAGGGCCTTTTGTTGTTCCCGGCATTTTTTGTGAGTCAGCATTCTGTTTTGCCCTTCATCAGTTTTGCGGCCTGAGTTTTGAGGATTCGATAGTCAGTCAACACCGAACCGGCGCAACGAAAGGCGCGCAGGTGCTGCCAATACTGGCTGAGGGCGAGCACAATTATTGATTGCTGCATACCACCCCCAACTCGGCGTTAACCTGCGCGAGCAAGCCCAGTTCAGAACCGTGATTTTTTTCCCAAGTCTTCCGGCCAGCATGCACAGCAACGCCGTGGCCACCTTGACGGTGATGAAGTGGGCAAAGCGGAATTGCATGAAAGTGATCAGCGCGCTGGCCTGCACCCTGCCCGCTGCGGACGTGATGAATCTCCGCAGGGCTTTCGCCGAACTGGAGGTTCCTGCAGACGATGCAGCCGAGTGCGGCCACGCGCGATAAATGATTTTTTTCTGCTTTGGTCATGCGGCACCGCCAGCACGATAAGCAGAAAAACCGGCAGGCCGGTAATTGCAGATATAAAGAGTTTGCGTCATCACTATTCTCCGTGACGGCGCGACAGGTCCGGTGTTCAGCCGGGGGTGATTATTATAAATCAGTTACCAGCCTGGCCGAAATACTCTTTACACTCTTCATGCGAACTTAGGGAAATAATGATCTCCTCAGAACTTATTGGTCTGACGTAAAAGCGTCCTCCAATTGCGGTTACCTCGTAACGCCCATCAACCCGTAGAATGTCTAAAATATCTTGCTCGTTCATATGCATGCCTCTAATAAAACAGGGGAGCTTAATGTCTCCCCCGGTAAAAGAGCACCGGACATCCCTGCAGCGTCTCTATGTAAGAGACATGATGATAAATTAATTAATATTAACTCTTGTTTTAGGAATACTTAAATTATAATTAATACACGATTGATTCCACATGAATTATACAAAAAACAGATAATTAAAGAATGTGATATTTATGTTGATTTATGTATTTGTGCTATTTATGTTGATTCCCAATTTGAGTAATCCTTAATTACTCTCGAGTTGCAAAACCGCACCAAACAAACAAGAATAATTTTAGTTATTTTTCCACTTACTCTTCCATTTCACCTTTGTTGAAAATCATATCTATCTTATTAGCCAGGACCTATACCTGATCGGGGTCGAGGTGTGGTGAATTATCATCTTCACTTCGAAGCCGTCATACGGCTCAGTACGATAGTCAGTTTATAATCGCGGGTAACTATTAAACGGTCATAGTCTCGCGCACAAATACGGCACCCCAGCATGGATTCAGTAGGACGCTCCTCCGCTTTCTCTCTTCAGTAATTTTTAAAGGGAGATCGAGATTTTCATTGCAAATTCTTATGCCTAGTGACCAGGATTAATCTTAAGTGTAAAATGCCCAAAATGCTTAACACAGGGCCGTGACATGCTTGATTTCGCTCGTGACATCTACGCTTCTCTTCGCCAAACATCCTTAGAGAGGGTTAAAAGCCCTTTCCTTGGTGCATTTGTATTCTCTTGGCTAGGTTTTAATTGGCAAATGCTATCAATCCTATTTTTTAGTGAGCGAAAAATTGAACAACGACTTGACTTTATCAACAAAACAAACGACATCAGCAACTACTTGTTAGGACCAATCTGCACTACAGCTCTTATTGTAATTCTGCTGCCACAAATAAACAAACTAATTACCAAGATTCAGGACAAACCTAATTCTGACACTGTTGAACTAAGTCTCTCATCTAAAATTAAAATTGCTGAATTACAACAGTCAATAGCAGAGATTGAGGCAAAGAAAAAACTTGCTGATAAACAAGAAGAAAGAAACATCGAAGAAGGTATTCAAAACATAAAAATGTTATTAAAACAAACAACTCAAGATTTAAATGAAAGAAATGAAGAAGTTCAAACATTAGTATCGGGTGTTAATGAGCTCCAAGGTAGACTTGCTCAAGCTGAAAGTAAATTTAAGGCACAGCTACAAAAAGAGCTAACTAACGAAAAAGAGAACAACCGTACTTTAAGCAATAAATCATTGGATCTATCAGCAAGTATAAATAAGCATAAGGCTGATTTATCCGCCTCCTTAGAAATGCAGCAAAAGATTCTTGCAGCCAATAATGATCTTAATATAAAAATAGATGCCTTAGGTGTAATGATGAATTCCTATGCAGATAGCTATCCAGAAATTTTCGTAATTAAAAACATTGACGGCAATTCCCTTTTGGCTATAAAAGGTAATGCAAGGAAACTACTAGTTAATGTCAATAAAACTTTAAAAGCGAGAAAGGAAAGTAGTAACCCTGAGGATTTTACAGAAATATAATTATAATTGAAGGCGCTACTCCCATATTTCTTTTAATAGTAGCTTTGCTTATCATGGTTTTGGAAAGCAAAGCTTATTCTCAAAGTGCTGTTGCGATAAACACTGCATTTTAACCTTCCTATTACAGGTCATGATGCGGGCCCGCTATTCTTTCGTTGGCGAGAATTAATTCGTTTTCAATTCCCTATATTCATCAATAACTTATGAAGCCTCTGCGATAGCGAGGCCGTCGAGAGCAATAACGCCAGTATCACTGTTTCCCGCCAGGCTTACCAGTTCAACCAGTATGCGGCCTTTCTTCATGTTGATTTTCGGCGCGATCACGCTGCGGGTAACTTCTTCTGCCCCTCTCAACAGATGCGGCTATATCCTGTTGAAGAACCTCACTAACTTTATAGCCATGCTTTTATTGTGTTCAACGCGAACACCTATTAAACCAGTAGGCTAGCATAAGTAATTCACCTCTTAATCAGATAAACTCCTCTTGGTTTTCAATCACAAAGCTAGGCTAGTTCGTGAAGTGCTGCTTCAAATTCTTAACTAGGGGATCGTTAAGAACCCCAGTTCTGAGAGTTAGCAACCATCCATTGACATGCCCGCTTCTTCTAGCATGTACTCTAAATACCTCAGCCGGAATTTCCCACGCATTTATGACATTCATTTCTGAAGATAAAATCACTGCAATTACATAATCCGCAGCATCTAAATCACGTACCACACCTAGTTGAACTGCTCTTCCAGGTACAGAGACACGTGTTTTAATCTGGTACGTACGATTTAAATAATCCGTGGCATCGTAACCTTTGGTATTTGAAGGTGCTTGAGTAAGGCCCAAAGCATTGCAAGCAAGTAGCTCACCTAAGGATCCAACGACATTGCCCTGCTGGAGGCCAAAACCAACTAAGTCTTTTATTGCCTTAGCATAGCGACTTAATGCATTTGTTAACGTTATCCCTGAATCCATTTCTTCCAAAATTGTAGCCCTCATAACTGATTGATTCTAATTATCACATAGCATATTCTTGCTTTAAGCAATACGTCTGTTACGTAATGAGCGGGTAACAATTTTACGTCAAAAAGGACTTGGAACAAGTTACTCGGCTCTGATGCGATCATCAACTCTGGTGGGTAATAAACCACCCTCAGTCCCGATTAGGTAAACGTTATCATCACTCTTTGATCTATAAGAAACGATAACGTAATCCTCTTGCTCATCTAAGGCTCGCTTGGCTGTTTTAAGCGCCCCATCGGGACCGCAGGCATGCATTGTAGTTCTCAGGCTGTATGTGAAATGCCCTGTGTTATCACAATCGACGTGGACGCTTTCTTCATCGCGTCCATGTCCAAACAGCAATGCATGCACAATGTCATCTCTGTTCCCCTTTCAGAATAGCAACTTAGATTCTCGCATCTCATCACACCATCTAAAAAATTAAATTGGCGTTTCAACACAAATCGGTATGATACACATTAAGAGAATTCTAATGGATTTTGTATATGTGGGATACAATCAAAGAAATCTATCTGTCGATTAAAAAAACATCAACCGACAGGATTAAAAGCCCGTTCTATGGAGTTTTTATTCTTACGTGGCTAGCTTTCAACTGGCAACCCGTTTCCATCTTGTTGTTCAGTGAACTTAAGATGGAGAATCGTATAGGTTTCATCAACGCCATTTACCCGTTTAAGTTATGGTTGCCCCTAGGTATCGCTTCACTTTTGGCTTACATACTCCCTATTATCAATGAAAAAGTGACTTTTCTACAGTCAAAACCTATATCCAGAACAGCCGTAATACTTGCTATAAGAAAAAAACGTGCTCTCGTAGCAGACATTAGTGTAGAAAAATATCGTGCAAAACGTGATGTTACATACGATAGACACATGGCTGGCTCAGAGAAGGAAATTCAAGATATGCGTGAGGAAATACTTACATCGAAAGAAAGAATGGGACAAATCGATGCTGAACGAGATTCACTTAAAGAATCAGTAATTTCATTAGAAAATGAGCTCAAACTTGCCAAAGAGATTGCTGAAAAACATTTTAAAGAAACAAAAAAATCTCAGCAAACCATATTTGATAAAGATAAATACATCAAAGAATTGCAAGAGCAAATACTATCAGCACATTCGACTCCCAGCCCACGCGCATTAGGCTTGGGTGAAAGTATAAGATTACTATCAGAAGCTAACAAGCTTAGTGATCCAGATTACAAACTCATCAATATTAAATCCAAACCGTGACCATTCAATGTAAATAGCCATGTGTTTTATTTTAATGAGCCTCTTTTGGCTCATTAAAACAATTCAAGCCCGCACTCATTTATTATCTTTAAATTATAATATTCATATCTATCACTTCGTCATGAAAGATCTATGTTCATCGATAATTCCCAGAGCCTCTACAAGCGCCAGGCCTTCGAGAGTAATGACACCCTCCTCGCTGATATGAGCCAGTGCCATTAGTTCGACGAGGCGACGGGCTTTCTTTACGCTGATTTCCGGCGCTATTACGCTGCGTGTAACTTTTTTCTTGCCCAGGGCGGCAGCGGCGGCTTTATCCTGCTGCAGAACTTCACCGGCTTTTTCACCGTGTTCTTTAACGCGATCGACAGCGACATCAACGGAAACGGCACCGGATTTTACTTCCTGCTGTACGTCGTGGTTGGCGGTGCTCAGAGTCAGCAGCTTTTCTACTGTAGGGATCGATTTATTCACCAGCCTCGCAATTTCGGCGGTGGTGAGGTTGAACGTGGTGGCCAACTCCTGGATAACTCCGGCCTGCTCAACCACTGAGAGCGGCAACTGATTATTGCTGGTCATAATGCGAGCCAGACGCTGCACATCATTCCCAATGAAAGGCATTACATGAATACGGTCTGCAGGTTTACCGGCGTCACGGCAGCGCGTATAGCCACGATGGCGGCGATGACCTTCAACAATCCACACTCCGCCCCCATCACGGGCGATGACCTCCAGCGGCGGAACGGTGCCGCCGTTCATGAGGTACTGGAACAGGTTATCATCGGCCTGCCGGGTGCGCTCGTCGTCCTCGCGCTTGTTGAATCCCTCGCGAACATGGATATCGCTTAGACTGATAAACATGCCAGTGTCGGTGCGCTTGATAACGCCACCTTTGATCATCTGCTTGAATGAGTTAGCCACTTATTTTTCTCCCTTTTCCAGTTCGTTCCATTTTTTAAACAGCAACTCTCGGGCCTTCTCTTTCGAGCCAGGTGCATATGCCGTACCGATGCTGTGATGGCCTACGCAGCGGATCTCCGCCCTGCCCGACCAGCGCCCCTCCCTGGCAAAATACTCAACCGTTTTTCCGCAGGTGGGGCATTTTGGTAAAGTGATCAT